TTTGCAATTTTTCAAGAATTACTTTATTTAAAAACAAGATTTGAAGTTGCTACCACACTACTAAAACAATTATCAAACGGAATAGATGATAAAATAGTTGTGTTAAAGTACATTAATGCATTAAGAGTTTGGAAGTATAAAATAAACAAAGATAAGCCTTTAGATGAAGAATTAGATAGGATGGTTAATCAATTAAAAGCTAGCACAAACAAAATACAGATAAAACAATCTGAACTAGAAGACTTAAATGTTAATAATAGTGATAAATTGTCTCTCATTGAGCAAGTTGTTAAACTTGAACTTGCATTAGGTAAAAACGAAATAGATATTAAAAAAACGGTAGTATCAAAATACATAGCTTTATTTAAAGAAGTAAAGCTTATTAACGAAGCAAGAAGTAAACAAAACAATAAGTAATGAGTAATTCGACAGAACAAGCAATAAAATTAGCAGCAGAAGGAATTGCTAGGTTAAAAACAGAAATGACTGGTTTAAATACTGTTATTTTACAAGGTGCTACAAACTTAAACAGCATGTTGACTTCTGATAAGTCTTCTTTTAAGGAGTTAAATGAATTAATTTTAAAGGTAAATAACTCTACTGCTAAATTAAATGAGAACTCTAAAAAAAAGATTGCAGTTGATAGTCAAATAAAAGTTAAACAAAACGAATTAGCAAAATCTTTTCAGTCTTTACAAAAACAAAGAGAAAAAGAAGGTCAACAAGTAACAAAGTTAAACAAGGCAAGATTAATAGAAGCAGATGCAATTGAGCGGAATAAAAAAGCACTTCAAAATCAGAAGAAAGCGGTCATTGAATTATCAAGACCTTTTAACCAACTAATAGCAAAACACAAACTAGCAAAAAAGGTTTTACAAGATTTAACAGTTAGTCAAGGAAAAAACACTAGAGCAACTAAAAAGGCTCAAAAAGAGTACGATAGATTAAATGAAAAAGTAAACTTAGCTAATAAAGCAACGTCTAACTTTAGTAAAACAGGCTTAGGAGGAATGGCTCGTGGATTTAGAAATCTTTTAGGTGCGTTTGGAGTAATAGGAGGTATTCAGTTATTTGCACAATTTGCAAAACAAGGATTTGATTTAGCACGTAAGTTAGATAGTCTTAATTTTACAATGAAGGCAGTTATTGGTAATGCTGAAATACTAAGAAGAACTCAACTATTTTTAGCAGAAACTGCTGAAAAATATGGAGCATCTATACTTACATTAACAGAAAGATATAATAAATTTTACACGGCAGCAAGGCAAAGTGGTGTTACATTAAAAGATACCGAAGCTATTTTTAAATCATTTACAAAGTCAGCAGGTTTCTTGGGTTTACGTTCTCACGAATTAGAAGGGGTGTTTTTAGCATTAGAACAGATGCTTTCCAAAGGTAAAGTAACAACAGAAGAATTACGTAGACAGTTAGGAGAGAGGTTGCCAGGAGCATTTGGTGTAATGGCTCAAACCGTTCAAAAGTTAAATCCAGATATTGAAGTTACAGTTGCAACTTTAGATAAAATGCTTAGAGCAGGATCAATATTGTCAGCAGAAGTTTTACCTGAATTTGCAAAACAATATGAAAAATCTATTGGTATTGAGCAAAAAGATGCTGTTGAAACCTTAAATGCTTCCATTGAAAGAATGTCTAATTCATGGGTTAAGTTTGTTGGTGATTTAACAAATAGTGAGGGAAGTATAAGTAAAGTTCTAATGTTTACAATAGGACTAGTTGGTGGATTAGTTGATGGTTTAAACTTGTTAAATGAAACACAAGAAGACTTTAATTCATCATTAGAGAATAAAGCTTTTGTTAGTCAAGGTAAATATTTTGATGGTTTAGGTGAAAAAGCATCTAATTACGCTAAGATTACAAAAGAAAATGCAGAAAAAAGAATAAAACAAATTACAAAAGAGATAGAGTTTAATAATAATTTACTAAAATTATTTAAAACAGATTACCCTGCTTATTATAAATTAAGTAGAGAGCATAATAAATCAACAACACAGGCTAATAAAGAAAATAAAAAATTAAATAATAGACTAGCTACTCAAAACGGAATATTAAAAGCAGCTAATATTTACGCAACAGAATCTAATGAGAATAAAGAAGATGCAATAAATAAAGACAGAACAATGGCTGTTGTTTTAGCTGAAAAACAAAAACTACAAGATTCTTTAAATAAATCAACAAAAGAAGAGGCACAAGGTATTTTAAATAAAATAAATATTTTAGATCAAGAATTAAAGGCTTGGACTAGACTAAAAAGATTAAAGGTAGAAAGTTTTGACTTAGAGGCTAATGGAATTGACCTTTCAGAAAAAAAATTATCAGCTTATCAAAAAACATTATTAAAATGGACTGATACTATGAAAAATGCAGAATCAGTCCCTAAACTAGAGCCATTAACAGATAGGGAGCAATCTAAATTAGACGCATATAACAAAAGCCTAACTGAATCATTGGTTAGACTTGATGAATTTGAGCAGTATAAAGATATTTTTAAAGGTGTTATGGGAACTTTTGGAGATGAATTTGACATAGATGTATCTAAGTTTGATTTTATATTTGATAGTTTAGGAGATAAAACAGATGATTTGTTTGATACTGATAAAATTGGACAATGGGCGGATTTATCAAAAGAACTAATTGGAAGTGTTTTAGACGCTAGTTTACAGAGTTACGACATTGAACTACAAACTGCTCAAAGAAATAGAGACTTAATTCTTGAAAATGATTTAGCAACATCTGAACAAAAAGAAGCTGCTAGAAAAAAGTTTGACGAGAAAGAAAGAGATATAAACAACAGAAAGGCAAAACAAGAACGGAAAAACTCTTTAATTAAAATTGGTATAGATACATCTGTTGCAGTAGTAAAAACTTTTGCCGAAATGGGGTTTGTAGCGGGTCTTCCTTTTGCCGCCTTAATGGCAGGAGTAGGTATAGCACAGGCAGCAATAGTTGCGTCACAGCCATTACCACAGTTTGAAAAAGGTACAGGAAATGCACCTAAAGGTATGGCAATTACAGATGAAAAAGGAGCAGAAATACATACAGATAAAAAAGGTAATATAAAAGATTTAGGAAGCAATAAAGGGGCAAGACAGAAATACTTAGAAAAAGGAGATAAGATATTTACAGCAGATCAATCTAAAAATATGTTAGAAGGTTTTGATGAAAACAACTTACAACAAGCTATCTTTGAAATGAACATGTTTGGAAATGGAAACATACTAAACGATAACGTTGTTGACAAGGCATTATTAAATAAAATGGATGCATTAGCCTCTAGCAACGAAATGGTCTGGAGAGAAGTTAAGAAATTAGCATCAAGACCTATATCTATAAACAATAAAGTAGAAATTAAAAACGAAAGAGCGTATTAATGGATAATTTAGAAAGGATTAGAAGCGTACAGTACGAGTTATTTTCTCAAAAATTTGGTAACTTAATTATTCAAGAACCTAAAGGTTGGAGTAGCGACACGGAAAGTTTTAAAAGAGATGCTGATAGTAGGGGTATTACTTCTAAAATAGATGTTGATTTAGAGTTTTTTGGAAACGCATCTAAATATTTAAGAGATGTTTATAACACTTTAGGAATTGAAGAACGAGTTGTTTTAACAAAATACGAAAAAAATAAGTTTTCTTTAAGTGAGGAGTGGGCTATAAAGTATGTTCAAGAGTTGGACTTAACTACTTATAAAATAATATCAAGGACAGGAAACGTTAGTGTTAACGCAAGGGAAGGTGGTTTGTTTTCGGATATAAAAATTAGAGAGAGTGACGAGTATGATTTATTAGACAACTTATCCGCTGATGAAATTGATTTAGGGTTATTAAAAACACAGGTATTTCAACCACTAGGAAGAAAATTATTTGTAGAAAGCAAATTAGAGGGTGGTTATACTGGTTATCGTATAAATGGATTTCCTCACAAAGCAGTAAGTGGTACTAATGATGAAACATCAAGACCGATACCTTTAGAGGTAGTTTACAATTCAAACCCTAAAGACCTTGTAAATCCTTTTAATTCTGATATAAGTTCAAACTTAACAACACCTCATACTTTGTCTTATGAAATTGGAGAAGAATTACAAAGTAGTGATTTATTTTTCTTTAGAGCAGAGCAAGATATTTCCTTGAGTTTAAAGTTAGACTTAAAATATAAAATAACACAAATACAGAAATTAAGGTCTGAAATACAAGATTTTTCTGTAAACTTAATAAAAACAAATAAAGTTGTTGAATCTGATTTAATAAAATCTGTAACTACTTTAATGACTTTTACAGATTTTACTTTAAACGTAGATAAGATTTATGATGATGTATTTGATGTTACTTTATTAAAAGATGAAAGTTTAGCGTTAGTATTTACTTTTAAATCATCTTACGATGGTGGTGGTTCAAGAGGGTTTGTAAACTTTTATTTAAACGTTTTAAAAAGTATTCTTGTAGTTCAAGATAAAACTAAATATGAAGATGATGTTACTATTAGTAGATGCATTAAACCTTTAGAGTTTTTTAATAGATTAATAGCTAAGATTACTGGTAAAAACGGATTAGTAAAGTCTAGTATATTTGAAAATGGAGGTGAATATGAATTTACTGTTATTGATAATGGGTTATTTGCAAGAGGATTTCCTGATTCTTACCCAAATGGAAATGAGCAGGAGCAAAGAATACAGTTAAAATCTTCATTTAAAAATGCATTTGAAAGTTTTAATTACTTAGAGCCTTTATGTTGGTATACCGAATTTATAGGTAATAAAGAATATATTAGAATAGAGAAAGCCACTTACACACAACAAAACTTTATAGGAATTAAATTAGGTAATGTAGATAATATAGAATACGAAAGTTCTAAAATGGATTACTTTTCCAAAATAGAAATAGGACACGATAAAAGCCTAGATTATGAGGAAATAAATGGTTTAGACGAAACTAATGGTAAAAGCGAATTTAGTACCTTTGTAACTAAGAACATATCAGCTTACTCTGTTCTTTCAAAATTTAGGACAGATTCGGTAGGTTATGAATTAACAAGAAGATTGCCTTTTAAATTATACCCGAAAGAAGACAGTAAAAGAGATAGTGATATTTGGATTCACGATGCTTATTCTCTGCCATCTGGGGTTATAACTCATAAAAAATGGGATTATGAAGGCAGATTCACAAGTAAACCAATAGGAATATATGACCCTAATAGTGCATGGAATTTGTGGTTAAGTCCAATGAATAGATTGTACTATGGTCATTCCTATAGTGTAAAAAGAGGTCTTTACCATTACGGTAACAAAAGGATAAGGTTTAACTCTAGTAATGCGAATCAAAATCTAATAACGGAAAAAAACGGACTTGTTCTTTCTGAAAGCGGAAGTATTAAAATATCGGATATTCCCAAAGCAAGAGTTGAAGCTACTATGATTAATTTTAACTTTAACATGAATCAGAGTATTGAAAATATGTTCAAGGGAACAACTAAAATTGAAGGGGTTAATATTAAAAATTACTTTGGTTTAATAGAGTATATTGAAAGAGGTGTGAAAAAATACGGAAGATTAGTTACTTTAGAAAGTTCTGATGAAGCTAAAATAACATTAATAAAAGCAAGATTATAATGGCAAGTACTTTAATTTTAACTTTTAGTGAAACTACGGATGTTTTATTAAATGAAACAATATTTGTAAGAATAAATGACGGAGTTTCCGTAATTAACTTGCAAGAAGTCTTTAAAACACAAAGATTTAGAGTAGGTCAATCCCCTATACCAGACCCTTATGACCCTGTTATTGCGGCTCAAAACTTTTCATTTGCATGGAGGTTGGATTACTACAATACTGGTAGTAACGGCTCTTTAGACGCTACATCTGACTCCAATATTGTAACGATAACACTTAACAATAGTGATTGGCAAATAGAAGAACCAACAGGAACTTCAATTTCAAACAACAGCATTACCTACTCTATAAATAATGAAGCGGTAACTGTAGAGAAATCATTAACCATAGATGAGTATGCAACAAATCCTTCAAATAAGTGTACTAAAGCAAATGTAACATTAACCGCTAAAGGGGGTGACAATTCATATAATATATACATAGATAATGTTTTAGTAGCTTCCGATGAAGAAAGCCCATTTACTTTAGTTGTAGATAGAGGTAGGCAAAGCTCTATTAGAGTTGTAGATATGTCAAATACGAATATAGGGTCTGTTGTCACTCAATCTTTAAGGCGTTTAATCAGCAACGACATAAGTGCGTCTATATTGAACACTTCAAATGGTGCTACAATTAACGTATCTGTTACATTTATATCTTCTGAAATATCATCTTACGAATACTCTTTAGACGATGTAACATATCAAGATTCAAATACATTTACAGGTCAAGAAAATGGATCTTATACTATTTACGTTAAAGATGGTTTTGGGTGTGTTACTGAAAGACAGATAATTGTTGACGGAAGTACTGCTGTTACAGAAACAATATTTGATGTTTCAGAGATAAACTCTTTAAGGTTTTCTAAGTATGATTTAGGTAAAAAGAACCAAAAAAACACATTAAGCAACAACGAGTTAAGGTTAAAAAACTACACTTATTATCAACAATTCTTAGAAAATGATGTTATTACAACTCAATTTAAAACAAATGCAAAGTATATAAACTGTTTTTCTTTTAATAAAAACACAAGAAAAACATTATCTAAAGAAAACGAAATATTATGGAGTGGAGATAAGGAGAATGAGGTATGGTTTAATAAAGGATTAGATATAACAGATAATAGAACCGTAGCCAACGGAGATAATCAACACTACTTAAGTCAGGATATTTTAAAAAACCAAGAAAAAACAATATACACTACTTCTTTTAGATTTAAACCACAGGAATACAATGTAATATCTTTATTAGTAATAAATACAGAGGGTAGTAACGGTGATTATCAAACTAAATTCGATTCAAGAGATAATTCTTTTAATGAAGATTTTATTTTTGGAGGTATGACTTTTATAGAACAAGGTTTCTCGATAGAGGATGATGGATTTATAAGGGTTTTTGTAACCTTAGATATGGGTTCTTCTACCAAGTTTCAGTCTAGGTTTATGATAGCAGATGATTCTTATAGCACTTCTTTTTCAGGAACAAGTGTTAACGGTATTTATACTAGTGGTCTTTTAATGAAAGACTTTCAAGTTCAAACAGGAAATCTAGGCGAGTATGTACAAACAGGCTCTAGTAAAATTAAGACAGAGTCTAGTTTTGGGGATTTATTGACTACTATTAAAAAAACCAATAATATTGGTCTTAAACAAAAGTCTACAAGTACTTACTTTGACTTAGGTAACGGCAGAAGTGGAATATACTTTGGAGTTGTTGATTTATTAGATTATTTAACAGACGAATTTGTAGAAACTGTTAATTATGGTTTTGCACTACCTCAATGGGCTAGTGTAGAAGGTGCTTTGGTAACAATAGATGGAATTGGTCAAGTACCAATAGATGGTATATCTTATTCAGAAACGTACAGTAGCTTTGTTTTGCAATTTAACATTGCATATACAGGAAGCAATATAAATAATAAAATAATTTCAGCAGAATATAATTTACAACCTTATGAGATTTACGAATTTAATGTAAATGTAACAGATGATTTTAATGTAGTTATTGAAGCAGGTGTTAGTAGCAATGATATAGATTTTACATACATATCTGAATGTGTGAAAAAGGTAGAAGACAGTGAGTTTCTTTTCGATATAACATATTGGGATGAAGAAAACAAAGGGGCAATGAACTATCAAACAGGGATAAGACACAAGTTAAGACTTAATGGTTATCAAGACTACATAGGAGAACAGGAAACACAGGGCTATAATGGAGACAAGGAGTTTTACGTAACAGATAATGTTGTTTATGATGTTCAGAAATTTACATTTAATAGACTAAGTAGTCAAATGGCAAGTAAGTTGAGATTGGTCGTTGCTCATAGTAACATACTTATAAACGGTCTTTTTTATAAATTATCAGAAGCACCAGATGTAAGTGGAGATGGAAATTTTAATTTAAAAATATTTTCCGTAAATTTGAAGCAAAGTGGAGAGCAATTCTTGACAACGGAACAAGAGAATATTACAAACACACCAGAAGACGCAGAATTAATCATTGCATTAGCTTCTGCAAAAGAAAAAGGAATTTTATCTTGGACTAAAAATTATTAATATGGCAACAGACACTCAATTAGCACAAATATTACAAATAATTGGAAACTCTAAATTATTTAGCGAATTATCAGAACAAACTGTACTAACAGACGATAGTTTTTTTGCAAGTATAAATACGGGTACAGAAGATGCTAAGAAAATAAAAATACCTTTATTAAGAGGATTTAGCGGAGATTGGAACGCAGATACAAATACACCTAATCTATCAAATGGATCAGGTGTTTCTGGAACTGTTTATAAAATTAATGTTGCAGGTAGTCAGGATTTAGGAAATGGAACTGTAGATTATGTTGTAGATCAACTTATATATTATAATAGTTCTCAATGGGTGAAACTAAGTCAATCTAAAATATCTGACATAACGGGTCTTCGAGAGGAACTAGATACTCTTCAAGAAAATATTGACGCAGAAGCTATTACTAGAGGTGACGCAGATACAACTTTACAAACAAACATTAACAACGTAGAGCAAAGCCTTGAAGATAATGTTCAAGCTGAACAAGATGCAAGGATTGCAGAAGATATTGTTTTACAGGAAAACATAGATACAGAATCAACCACTAGAAGTGATGCAGATGTAGCCTTACAGGGCAATATAGATGCAGAAGCTTCTACTAGACAAAGTTCAGATACTACTTTACAATCTAACATTGATTTAAAAATAGATATTGCAAGTATTGTAGACAACGTAACCGCTGGGGGTTCTGGCGTTCCTTTATCAGCAGAACAAGGAAAAGTGCTAAAAGCTGAAATACTAGCCTTAGAGGGTTCTTTAATACCGCAAGGCAATTGGGATGCAGACACAAATACGCCAGATATTTCAGGAACGACTGAAACAGGTTATTTTTGGATAGTATCGATTGAAGGTTCCACAGATATTGGTGGAATTACTGATTGGAAAGTAAATGATTGGGTAATAAAAACCGCTGATGGTTTTGCTAAAATTGACAATACTGATAAAGTTATTAGTGTATCTGGTAAAATTGGTGAAGTTGTTTTAGCTAAAGCAGATGTAGGATTGTCTAATGTAGATAATACAACGGATGCAAATAAACCTATTTCAACCGCACAACAAAACGCCTTAGATTTAAAAGCAAATTTAGCGGGAGGTAACACTATAACAGGAGAACAAAAACATAATAATTCAGGAACAGGAACAGCAATAGATGTAAATAATACAAGTACAGGTACGGGTATTGATGTATTAAACAATTTAGGAGGTTTTGGTTTATATGTAAATAATAACGGAACAGGAAGTGCTATTGAGGTAGCGGGTACAAGTTCGGGTTTTAATTTCGTTGGAAAAGACAATGCGGTAAACACTTTTACAGTAGATAAAGAGGGTAATGTTATAGGTTTAAGTTTTTCTGGAGATGGTTCTTTATTGACCAATATGCCTGTAAGTTCGGCACAACAAACCGCTTTAGATTTAAAAGCAAATAAAGCTTCACCAAGTTTTACAGGAGATGCCACCTTTGAGAGTAATATTAATACTGCTGGTGACGGTAATTTTAACGATTTAATTGTTGGTAGAGCAGAAAGCGGTGGAACCGATAGTGGTAATTTATATTTTTCCGAAGATAGGGATTTTGCTTGGGGGGTTGTTGGTTTTGGAGGTTTTCGTTTTAATTTAAATGGTGCAACAAACGACTTAAAATTTCAATCAAGGGTTGGCACATCAACGGCAAAAGATATTTTTACAGTTAATAGAGATAATGCTGACTTTCTTGTTCATAATGACTTCGAAACAACAGGCAACGCCACTTTTGGGGGTGATGTAGAAATAGACAAAGGTGATTTAAGTAGGTTGAGGATTTCAGGGAATGGAAATAATGGTGCTGATAACGAGTTTGGGACTATTGAATTTTTCAACAAAGATACATCTGGTTCTTCTCCTAACGTAGCTTCTTCAATAAAAGCTTTATCTTCATCTTCTACAGGTTCAGGTGGGTTTTTAACCTTCTCTACAAGTGTAGGAAATGAAGCGGAGGGAACTGATGCAATCGAAAGGATGCGTATTGATGCAAACGGCGATTTCGACTTCAAGTCAGGCAACGCCACTTTTGGGGGTGATGTATCTTTATTGTCAGGTTACACTTCTACAGGTGTATATCCTGTAGAAAAAGGTATTACGTTTCAAACAACGAACGGAAGTAGTGTATGGAAAACAGGTGAGATATTAGGTTATGTAAAAGCAAACAATGGAACTACTTCTGATTTCCCTGGTGGTCTAGTTTTTAGAACAAAAATACCAGGTACTGCAACAGAAGGTATGTTAGATGCTATGTTTTTAAGTTCTCAAGGTGATTTGGAAGCAGTAGGCAACGCCACTTTTGGGGGTGACACTTATTTCGGTACAACAGGAACACCAAACGGTACTTCTGTTTATGGTAGTTCTTTCGAGTCAGCTTCATCTAATAGAATGATTTTAAGATTAGCAAGTTCATCTTCAAGTTCAGCTGATTTAGCATACTTTATTAATTCAAACGGTGTTGTTGGGACTATCAGAACAAATGGTTCTTCAACTTTATTTAGCACATCTTCTGACTACCGATTAAAAGAAGATTTAAAAGACTTTAACGGTCTTCAAATGGTTTCTGATATTTCAGTTTACGATTACAAATGGAAAACTGACGAAACAAGATCTTTCGGTGTAATGGCTCACGAATTACAAGAAGTTTTACCCGATGCGGTTTCAGGAGAAAAAGACGCAGAAGAAATGCAAGGCGTTGACTATTCTAAAATAGTGCCTTTATTAATTAAATCAATACAAGAATTAACCGCTAAAGTGCAAGCTTTAGAAAATAAATAAAAATAATGGAAAGAGTTTTTAAAAATTGGAAAACATCATTAATAGGAGTTATTATTTTAGGCGGTTTATGTTTTAAAGCTTTTACCGTTGGCTTCTCAATTAGTGATGCACTTTTAGGTTTGATTTCTGCTGGTTTTATAGTAGCTAAAGACAAAAGAAATGACAAATAAGTTTTTACTCGAAGAAATACATAAGGAGCAAAGAGAGCAAGCTAAAAAGCAGTTGCAACTTTCTGCTGACTTTTCTAATTTTATGAATAAGCAAGAAGCTTTTAACAAAAGGATTACAAGTTTACTTTATAGCGACACAGACACCAACAGCACAGGGTACATTGAAAGTCATAACAAACTAAGTGAAAGAGTTTTGGATCTGGAAGTGAAAAACAAAGTAACCGCTGGAAAGGTTGCAATTAGTGTGATTATTGTTTCCGCAATAGGAACTGCGGTTTGGAAATTAATATCAATTTTAGATTAAATGAAAATAGAAATATTTAGATACGAATACGAGGAAAAGCAAGTTTTAGGTGAGTGTGCTATAACAGAAAATGGAGAGGATTTGTTTTTGTCAAAATCAATAGAACGTGCTGACAATGATAATCAAATAAATATTAGCTGTATTCCTAGTGGGGAGTATTTGTGTGTTTTAGAATATTCTGCTAGATTTGATTGTAAATTATGGGAGGTAAAAGGAGTTAAGAATAGAAGCGAGTGCAAGTTTCATTCTGCTAATTATTGGCATGACTTAAACGGATGTATAGCTTTAGGTAGTCGTTTGTTAGATATTGACAATGACGGATATAGAGATGTGTTAAATAGTAAAAAAACTATGAAAGAATTTCACCAAGTTTTACAAGGATTAACAGAGATAAAATTAATTATACATTAAAATTATGAACATATTTGGAGTGATAGCAGATTTATTAGGTATTGGTAAAAACGCATTAAATAATAAAGCTAAATTAAAGCAAGCAGAATCAGAGCAGCGATTTAAAATAATTGAAGCCACTACAAATGCGCAAGTAGACAGAATTATGTCTAATACAGATGCAGATAACCAAATAGACTTAATTACTACACAAGACAAGAAATACACTTTTAAAGATGAAGTAGTAACCTATCTATTTTTAGTACCAGTAATTGTCGCAACTGCCGTTCCATTTATAACGGCATTTAAAACAGGAAATTGGACTAATTTAAACCTACTTGTAAGAGATAGTTATTTAGCTTTAGACCAATTACCTACTTGGTATAAATATGTTTTAGGTGCGGTGGTTGTAGATGTTTTAGGATTTAGAAGTTTTGCAAGAGGTTTTGTAGATAAATACTTTAAAAAATAACTACTTTTTAGCATTTTTAATCTTACCTCTATCTTTTAATTTATCTAAATCGTTACCGTTCCATGATAGTACAAATTCATCAAGGAGAGATTCAGCTATTCTGTTATAGTTAACATCAAGTTCTTTACATTTATCTAAAAACCTCTGTTTACAGATGTAAGTTACAGAAAGTGGAAAAGGTGTTTTTATTAAATGTGGTTCTTTTTTACGTTTTGGCATATCTATTTTTTGTATTTTAATTCATTTTGCGTTAATGCAAAGTATAAGTTTTGTAATTATATGTATTTATATCTTTTCCCATTCAAAATATCACTTATTGTTGATTTTGAGCAATTCATAGAAATAGCTATAATGTATCTTTTTATTCCGTTTGAATCCATTATAAATATATCTTTTACTTGTTGTTTTGTAAATTTACTATTCCACAGTAAATCGCCATTAGGTTTTAATTTAGTTTTATGAGCATGTATTTGATTTTCACTATTAGTACACCACTCTAAATTATCAACTCTATTATCTGACTTAATTCCGTTTTTATGGTTTACTTGTGGTTTGTTTTCTGGATTTGGAATAAAGGAAATAGCTACTAATCTATGTATATATTTTTGTATTTGAATACCTTGTATAGTTAGGGTTATTTTCATATAACCATTTCCGTTATTTTGAGGCTTTAAAGTTCTACTTGTTTTTTCATTAACAATATATCCACACTGAGTTACCAAGTATTTTGTTTTTCCTAATCTTTGCATAATATTTCTTTTTGTTCTATACAAAAATACGTATTTTGAAAAGAATGAACAAATTTAATGTATTTTTTACAGCCGTTAAACCAATAAAATATCCCATGAATATCTTTATTTATCCATTTAACGTTTTCAAACTTCAACAACCACTCTTCTGTTAATGGTATTGGTTCGCAATATTCAACATTTTCGGTCATTGGATGAACTTTTATTCCGTTAACCTCTATATTCATACAAGCTTTATTTATACTTTCCCACCAATCTATTTTAAGTAGTTTGCCTGCTCTATCTGTTACATAGTTCCCAATTCTTAATTCGTTTGCTTCCATATCTATTTAGTTTTAATCATTATTATCTAATATTTCTTTTAACCTTAAAATCTCTTTATCTAATGAAGTTAAAGATTTTAAATACATGTATTTATCGTAATCTCCTTTTAGTGACAATAAATACCTAGAAGCATCCTTAGATTCTTTTGAGTTTGGTGTTTGTAATTTATTGGCGTATTCAGCAGTTATGTTCATAGCTATATTTTAAATTCACAATATTCTTTTTTATAAATACCTAGAGCATCATTTGCTTTGTTTCTTAAATTTATTCTTTCATTTAAGTTATAAGCCATATCTATTTTTTTTATTTTATTGGATATTTCTAATGAGATGTAATATATTTCTTGATACTCTTTATTTGAGAACTTTAAAGGTTTATGGTTTCTTATGTTTTTAATGAAATCAAAATAATCCTGACCATACTCTAAAATCAATTCTTCTCTTAGTTTACCATCGTCATTTAAAAACGTATTTGAATAAGCACTTTGCCTATGAATATTATGAATATTTAAAGCCATTGTGGAGTTCCCCCCCTTGGAAAATATGTGACCGCCATGAATTTGACCAAATGTTTTTCTAGCTAAACATGGTAAATCCTTATCAATTAACCTAGAAATTAACTGAATATTTGTTTGAAGTTTTTTCCTCCAATTAACACTTTCTTCTTTTTTAGCCTTATAAACTAATTTATTGGTATTTGAAACAACTTTTTTGACTTTAGGAAGAAAAGACTTAGCATAATATATCTTTCCACGTTCGTCTTCTTGTGTCCAATTAAAGAAGCATTTTGAACATAATCCAAATTTATATCTTTTAAAAACATCTTTACCACAAGAATCAAAACCTCTTGTCTGTGAATTCGTTGATTTACATATCATTTTTTATTATATTTTTCAGGGGTTCAATTTATTGAATGGAGTATATAAGTAGTTGGCAACAATAAAAAAAAGAAAAGGGCGTTTTGCTTCGTACCTCAGCAATTAATCATTTTTACCTACTCGTTTTAATCCAATCGCTACAGCTTTTTCAGAAATATCACAACCTATAAAATTTCTATTTAAGTCTTTACATACTTCAGCAGTTGTAAAACTACCAGCGTAAAAGTCTGCAATTAAATCACCCTCGTTGCTACTTGCTTTTATTATTAATTCAACTAATGCTTTTGGTTTTTGTGTATTATAATCAACCTTTTCTTTACTTGTTCCCACCTTATAAATGTCACTAATCCAATCAAATGGTATTTTTCCTTTTTTTGCTTGTTTATTTTGCCAATCCTTAATATTATCCCCCTCTTTTAACCACTTATTGCCTCCATTTGGTTTTCCGTTTTTAAACGGCACTCTAATATCATCCTTATTAAACTTCCATTTATTTGTTTTAGAATACCATAAAATAACATCGTGGGTTTTAGGGAATTGTTTTATATTAGGTGTAGATGCTGTAGAGTAGCACCATACAATTTCATTTCTAAAATTAGAATAATTGAATATTTCATCAATTAAAACACGCATCCAATGGTTTATTTTTGTGTCCATTTGTAAATAAATACTTCCAGTATCTTTTAAAATACGGTGCATTTCTTTTATTCTTGGTATATAATGTTCTTCTATTATATTGCGTTTAGGTTTTAAATCTTGGTAATCTGTAAACTTCCTACCTGTTCCGTAAAGAATATCACAGTAAATCAAATCTACTGTATTATCTTCTATTTCTGCCATTAAATCTAAATTATCACTTAATCTTATATCTATCATTGTCTTTATTTGTGTTTTAAACAAAACCCACGCCCTTATCTTTGTTTTTAAAGTAGCCAACACCATATAAAGTTAAAAGCTATTTTAGGCGTGTTTAAGGTGTTTATTAATTAATTCTTTAGTCTTTGTTTACTTATTAAATTCATTGCATTTTACACGCTTCAAACCTTATACAATTACGTTAGCAGTAATTATTGTTTATCCCAACAATCTTTTCAGAAGACAGTTACTTTATCAGCTAAACAATTACAACTGCTAACAACGGGTATAGTTAATTGCTTTATTCGTTCTTCTAACCATTCTACGTAATATCCGTCATAACAACAGTTTATAGTGTTGTAAGACTTTCTTCCTGTTTCTTTATTAAATTGTTGTTCTAAATCCATTTTATTTTTATTTAATTTAATCATTAATTAAAGAAACTAATTTTATCTGAATACGGTTGTAGTGCATTGCCAAGTAATCGAGTAAGTATATTTTAACCATCCGAGTGTTATTGTTCTTCCTTTGCCATTTTCCCATTCAAAAGCTAATAAGGGAAGTATTAATATTGTATTTTTCATAATTATTTTAATTTTAAACAAAATTAATGTGGCTTTTTTTTATGAGCAGTAACCAACACCGCAAATAGTGCATTTGCATCACTCAAACGCTTTAGGCAAACACACTTTTTACGTATACGTTATGCTTTAAATTGTAAAACAAAACTATTTATATTTTTTTCGTTGTGAAATAAGTTTCTAAAAAACTCTTCCAAAACCAATGTTTTGCATTTTCTCACAATTTCACCACCACTACCAACTTTAAAAAGTTTTAATTTAGATTTTATAGATTTTAATTCATCCATTGATGATGCTTTTTTACCACTATATTCTTGCGTTAGAAGATAAATTGCATCTTCTTTTACAGAGTTTTTGTAATCTAAATCTTTATTCATTAAACCTCTTTTATCTAAAATATCATAGATATAAAAGTGTTCGTCTTCTATTAGTTTTTCTGTTTTGTACTTTTCAATGAACCGAACCACTATTTCGTTCTCTTTTTTAATCTTTTCATCTTCGCTCATTGTTGGTTGCAATTTAACTGTACTTATATTGTTTTTTCGTTGAGAAACCTTCCAATTAACGTATTTGTCTAGTACTTGACTTATGTAATCTGCATTTATTAGCTGATAGTGTTGTGTTTTAGGAGATATCTGACCATATCTCTCTAGTTTGAAGGCATAAGACAACTCCTCCAACGAAAGCCCTTTATACTTCATGATTAGCATTTGAAATATATCAACCTTATTAATATCTAATATTGCTTCTTTAATCCCTAAGAAATTACAAGTTTTAGTAAAAAAAACAGCTATTTTGTTTTTAAATTCAGCACTATCTGTGTCTAAATCTCTAATTTTTAAATGATTTTGAATGTCATTAACAAAAGATATTGGAGAAAGATTTATACTTTTTTCGTTGTATATCTGCAAATTGCTCATTGTTTATATTTTTTTAGCACCGTTTTCAATTAGTATCTTATCTGAAATTCTACCAATTCTATAAGGATCCAATGAGAAAGATACGCAAACTTCTTGTAATTTATTATACAATCCATGATTAAACTTTTTAAGCATCCAATCGACAAAGGTTAGTTTATTAGAAAATAATTTATCAGCCATGTTTTTTTCATCCATTTCATCGACTGCGTTATAAAAATGTTTTTCAATGTGCATTAAGTGTTTTAGCGTTTTATTAACCTGAACTAATGCTGATTTCTCAAATACACCTGCCTTAACCGCTTCTTCTAAGTAGTGAGAGTGTTCAAACCCTGTTAGTATCGCACCGCTTAAATTTTCTATTTGTTCTTTATTTAGTTTCTTCATGTTATTCTTTTATTTTTTCTAAATCTTCTTTTAATCTTCTATGTAAGCTTTCTTCCCCATCATCTCCTGATAAATACCAATCTATTCTTTGAGCGTAAATGTAAGCTTCCTTTAACTTTTTTTTTGCTTCTTCAAAAACATTATTAACTTCTATTGAGTATGATTCGTAATACTCTATTTCTTGTTTACCGTAATAATTGTTTTTCCATCCAACAACTTCTTTTCCTTGATTATCCAAATGCTCCTGAATATCCTCAGAAATATATAATAGTGATCTTTGCTTATACTCAAATGCTCCTCCACTCATATCTTTAGCTATTATTTGTTTTCATATATGTTTCCAATAACCTGTATTACCTGCTCTTGATAATCTAAAACAGATTCATATTTTTCTGGACAACGCAAATTATCTGCTCTAAATTCTAAATTCTCGTAAACAACAATACCTATAAAAGAATCTAATTCCGAAGTATATAACCTCTTAACTATATCTCCCTCGTAGATATTAACACCGTTCTTATCTTTTAAACCTGTAAATTGCATAATATTAATATCACTACTTGATTTAAAAAAATCATTTATTGATGAAGTTGATATCATTGATATTGGTTCTTCGTAATTCATTTTAAATCCATCCCACACTCTAAATTTTATTTCTCTTCCCATGTCTTTAGTTTTTACCCCAACCACTTAAATTGCTTTCAATAACCGATTGAGTTTGTCTGTTAATAGTTTTTTCTTTTACTATTGCTTTGTTTTTATAATTGTCCTCTAATATTTTAATAAAATTACTTTGATTAAATATCCAATCAAAATTAGCACACCATTCTTTTACTTTTCCATTTAAAAAATCACTTTCAGAAACTTTTTTTAATACATCTCCAATGGTCTGTAAATCGTATTCTTTTTCTCGTGCTTTAATTAATTTTTTTCTTTTTTCAGAAATAGTTTTTACTTTAGGTAAATCAATACAAACAGAATTAAATATATCCTTTACTTCTTCAAAATCAATTATTACTTTTTTTAAAGTAAATTCTTCATTTTTTAATTTAAGCCATTTATATAAATTATCATTTACCTCTTTATAGTTAGTGTTTAATAGTTTAATAGTTTCTTTATTTAGTTGTTTAGATAAGGTATCACTACCATTACCACTACCATTACTACTACTTTTAACACTACCATTATCAGTACTATTATCAGTACCTTTATCAAATCTGTACAAGTGTATTTTACTGCCTATTAATGGATTGTAAGAGGGTTTGTAGTTAATTAACTTATGATTATGCAATTCTTTTAAACATTTTGTATAGGTGTTTGCAGAACCTATTTTCGATAACTTCATAACGTCATTTCTATTCACAGATAAATCAGAATCAAAACCACACTCATTCCATATTAAAAACAAAGCATTATACAATGAAATATGAGTGCAGTTTAAATTCATTTCTATTAGTTTTAAATTTATAGCCTTATGATGTTTTATGTAATTTACATCTTGTTTCATATTTTAAATCCTTCATTATTTAATAAATATCCTGATTCTTGCTTAAAAATTATTCCATTAACTTTATAATCGTAAGTGTAAAATTCTACATTTTCGTTGAAATTAGGAATAAAACAAAATGAACCAGAAGTATCTAATTCTTTTCCTATTAAAACAATTTTAAACTCAATTTCTTGTTTAAAGTTTCTTTTATCTAAATAAGACTCAATACCTCTAACGTACCTAAGAGCCTGTAAATAAGCTGATATTCCTATTTTTTCTTTTTTTAGTTCATAAACAGTAACGAATAGTTTTGGGATTACTTCTGTATAAGCAATAGCCTCTATAACACCATCTATTTCAAAAGGTCTATCAATCTCTGTGTTGAAATCATAACATTTATCAATTGTTACTAAATCAGCAATACCATAATTTCCAATTCTTAATTGTCGGTATGTTTTACCATAAAAATATAATCCTCTTTTTCTTAATGTTTCACTAGGTGTTTCATTAATGATTTCTTCCAAATCTTTTTCTAAAAATGTCATACGTTCCGTATTTTAATTAAAACAAAAAACCTCTTAATTCATACAGGGTCTGATGCTGTAATCGTTAAAAGGTTTATGTTAATTTTTAAGTTACCAATTTCCAGACCGTAACTAAGATTGCAATATACGTAAATTTAATTAAACCACTTCATATAATAGTTCTAATTTATTCTTATCTATTGCTTTGTAACTATAAAAACTTCCTGAATTACCAAACTTATTTGTAAAAGTATGCCTTGTTTTTTTAGTTATTATCCCGAATTTAAGTTCTATTTCACTTAATCTAGTTTGGAACTTATGGAATAATGAATCATTTATTACGTCTTTTAAGGTTAATTCATCCCAATTATAAAGATACCAAATTACTTGTTGCTTCTGTTTTTTCGGATTTTTCATGTTTTTTGTTTTTAAGTTCTGTTTTTAAATTTTTTAAATCTTCAAGATCGTATGTTTTAATTATCTCTAATATTTCAGTTTTCTCCTTGAATATTAATAAAGCATCTCCACTTAATTCTGAAAGCAACTTTGCATCTTCACTTAAATCATTTACAAACTTTATTATTTGCTTATCGCATGTAAGAAAGTCTATAATTACATTTTTACTATGAAGAACGGATGCATGGTCTAAGTATTTATTAGTTCTACTAACAAATAAGTTACCTATTTCAACCGTAGACATAAATATATTTTTATGAATAAAATATATTGCAATTTGTCTAGGTATCATAACTGTTCTTTTTCTTGCATGTACATTGCACTCTACATTAAAATACTCATTAACTAATTTTATTATTTGATTAGCTTTGTATCTTTTTTCTACTAAATTCAATCTTTTATTTAACATAATTTTTTTATTTTAATCTTATCTGCAATAAATTTACAACCAAATAATTCTATAATCTGGCGGTGGTTCTTTGCACCGTTGTATGAGATACCGTTATTCTTTGCGTAATTTGGTAAGGTTTTTAAATTTAAGTATCTATTAATACGTTCAGTTAATTGAACCAATCCATTACAATCTAACTCATCTTTTTGAATTGATTTAAAAATGTATTCTTCAATTTTACCAATGTGGTGTTCATTTTTCATAGGTTCAATAAATTGAATGGAGTATATAAGTAGTTGTATGCAATTAAAAAAGACATACAACAATAAATATAAGTAATAAGGCAGTGCCATTGCTTTTCGGTAATATACACAATGTACCCCCTTTGTGGGTAGCCTCGTTAAATAGCCGCACACATTTGCCTTACTACTCATATTCTTTGCCGTTGTAGGTAATTACTTGCTGTTTTTCACATAGCTTTCTACCCAAGTATCAGATATATTCAAATGTAATTCATCCCTTAAAAACTTAGTGTAAGCAAGCAACTGTTCGCTTTGCCCCACAACATCTTTTAAAGTTAATTGATCTTCAAGGTCTTTAATATAATCTTGTTGTATTTGCATTGCTTCTTCTAATACGTTTATCTGTATATCTAAAGGTATATCAACTTTAAACTCTTGGAATTGATTAATTTTTTTCATATCAATTTTATTATTTAATTTATCTATTCGCAAAAAACCATAAAAGTGTACGTTGTAGTGCATTTAAGAAACTTCACCATCCCAATTTACGCTCACAACATTTAATACAATTAAGTCTTTGTATGTTAATTGGTTTTTATTGTCAATTATTGCAGTTCTTGCTTCTAATTCGCTAGTGTAACTATAATCAAAACCAGAACACTCAGCCTCTTTAATGGTTATTAATTCCGTAGTTTTTATATGGTAGCCATCAGGCTCAGTACTTTTTAATATTTCTGGTTTTACTAATTCGTATATTTTGTAACTCATCGCTTTAAACGCACTACAACAACGTATAAAAATAATAGCCTGTTGTAGTGTCTTTTTAGTAGCTATTACTCACTTATTAATTATTTTTTTAACTCAATCTTTGTGCTTGTTTACTCGGCTAAAATTCTTATACGTATAGGTTCTAAACAATTATTTGCTATTATATTTATTTAAAAAATCAATTACTACTTTTTCATGACCTTCTTGCGTAACCTCTTTTATTAGGTACTTACTAAACGCAATTAACTGTAGAGAGCTATCTGTATAATTAATAGCTTCTTTGTGCTCATTTATAAATACATCAGACAGATAATTCAATTTTTTAGGCGTAGTGTCTACACTTAAACACCATTGCATTACGAATTTAATTTCTTCTTTGTTCATCGCTTATTTATTTAATTATTGTTTAATCTATTCGCTACTAATCATACAGAACTACGTTAAATGCTCATTAAATACTCCCTTGAAACATTTATTCTATCAATTAAATCATCAATAAAAAACTGATTATAAAAAGATTCTTTTTCAACTACCCTTCTGTCTAAAGGTATATCGTAATTGTTTTCCCTCCATTCTGTTTTTGTTATTTCCATTTGATGTCCTGCATTTGCTTTTACAAATTCAGCATAATTAAAAATCAATCTAATCTCTAATTCCTTTGCCTTTTCAACAAATACATCATAATTCTTATCATCTGAATCTTGAGGTTGATTTAATGCGTAAAACCACTTCATTTTTTCTTTATGCAATAAATCCTCTGTAACATTTACTAAAACATACGTAGTTCTCCACTTTTTAGCGCCACTAAGCCACATATATACTTGGTTCTGACACTCGTAGGATGAGTCTAATTTATCTCCACTAAAAGGGAATGTTTCTAGTTCCCATGAGCATTTTGTGTCAAATCCCTCGTTACAGTTTTCAAAATCATTTGTATCTGTAAGATCTGCTTCTCCACTTGTGTATTCGTTTGATAATCTTTTCTTGTTATTTACAAAAAACCCATTAATACCCTGAACTTCTTTTCTGTACCGTTGATACACCGATATAGCTTCCTCCTCTTGCTCCAACCCTTTTTGAACATATTTATTTGTAAAAGAGAAATTACGATTAAAGGTTTCTGCTCTATGAATCTTTCTTAACTCACTCTTCATTGTTTGAGGTAGTAAATCAAAATAAGGTGTGTTTTTTTTAACTAAAAGTTTAGCTAATTCATCTGATTTATTTTCAGTCCATTTAACTTTATTTCCGTTTGCATTTACTAATAAATCTCTTTCATTTTTTAATTGTAAAATTCTACTATTAAACTCGTTCTTGTCAGGCAATGATCCAGTCATTAACTTATGAACTTGACTTGCACGAAATTTATAATTACTCCAATCTATTTTTTTATTTTTCATTATTTTAGTTCTTTATAAACTTCTGTTAGTCTTTCATAATAGGGTATAAATATCTTTTTACCACTATTTGATTTTAAATAACCTATATGAGTTAAAACAAATTTTTTTACGTTAGTAATTTTGGTAAAATGATTGAGTATTAATTCTTGCTCATTGAATTGGTAAGAATCAAAAAACTCAATCATTTTTTTTAAGTTAGCCATTTAAAAAGGAAGATCATCATCCTCTCCACCTACTGATATATTTTTATCAACGAGTAAATCTTCATCAATTTTATTTTCTGACTGCAATTCCTCAATTCTCCATCCTTGAATAGAATTAAAATACTTTGCTTCTCCTTTTGGATTAATCCATTCTCTTCCTCCAATATTTATAGAAACCTTTACTTCTTGACCTATTCCGTAATCATTTAGTAAATCTGTTTTATCTTGAATAAAATCAATGCAAATCATTTGCGGGTATTGATCGTATGTTGTAATAACTAATTCTCTTTTTTGAAAATTTTGTTTAGCACCTAATAATTGCACTTCTCCTATTAATTTAATTGTACCTGAAATTTCTTGACTCATAATTCTAATTTTTAATTATTAATTTAACAATCGTATGATTTTGTAGTATTATTATATGGAATCATTCCTAATTTATTCTCATGTAAATCCTCAAACACAGATACCCTAATTTCATCTATATCCTTTTCATTTTCAATACCAACACTTGAGTAAGTACATGCGTATGTAGTAGCTATATCCATTAATCTTTCAAAAGTAATAGTTATTTTTCTATCTAAAATTGTTTTTAGTTCTTTTTCTGTCATTTTTTTAAATATTAAATTGTTTACGTTCTTTAAACTCTTGTATTACTTTATCGTTTACTAGCTTCCACATAGCGTTCATACCATCAATAAAAGCGCAATGCTCACTTATTGTTCTATATTTTTCTTTGTTATAATCGCTTACTAATTTTTCTTGTTGTTCTCTTGTAATTATCATAGCTTATTTTTTATTTAGTTTAATCTCCTGCAACTTTATCATTGCTTTATACGGCTCTTTACTAGCTTCTGATTGACTTTTAGCTTGATCCAAATCCTTTTGGTTGTCTATACCTTTTATAAACTCTAAAAACCTCTCTGTTTGCTCTTTTGGGACTTCAATTTCTTTTCTTTTTGCAGAAAGTAAGCTTTTAAGCACTAAATTAGTACTAATTCTTTCATCCGACTTGAAAATTACAGACAATTCCGATAATTCTTTTGCATTTTTTATTTTTTTAGAAATTTCTGAAATTTCAGATTCTGAAAGTTTGCTAAATTCTGCGGTAACTTCTTGAAGATATCTAACATCATCAAATTTACCCATAAAAATATCTGCATTAAAACCTAATTTTGATATTGCCTTTGTCAATGCATCTGTTTCTATTTTTTTTGCAAAATTATCATCTAACATCGTTTTTGCATTATTCATAAAAAGCTTAGAACTATTTATTATTTCAAATTCTCCTTTTGGAAAAAAGAATGTTCCTTTAAATACAATCATATCATATTTTTCTATTAAAGAGTAGTCTAATTCTATTTTTTTAAATCCCCATGTTTCTCCGTAAGTTCCAAATTGCTCTGTTACTTGCATTATTTGGTATTGTGGAGCAATTGCGGTAATTGCCATTCCTCCAATCTTTGCTTTTTTTGTGTATTTTGGATTAGTTTTTTCTACTTTATTCCAAAGTTTTAAATTTTCGCTCATTGTTTATTTATTTAATTGGGTTTTTTATTCTGTATTGTTTAATTCTTTCTTTTGCAATTTCTATTGTTTTCGCTGAATAGTCTACACTATTTCTAACAATACTTTTTGCTTCATAGAATTTAAACTTTTCCACATTGCTTACTTGAAATGATCCTATCATATTTTTTTTATTTTAAATTTAGTATTTAATTTATCTTCATCTGACATGCTTTTTTTTAACAATTTTTTATCTTCATTTGCTTTTTTTATAGTTGGCTTATAAATAGTTTCCTCTAAAACTCCATTTACATAAATTTCTAAATTACATTCTTTATTTGTCATTTTTTATTTTTATTTGTTGCTGAATGTATAAAAACCATTTACTAAAATATTTATTCTTTTTTTCTTTTGGATAAATTTTTACTGTTATTAATGGTTTCATACTTTTTACTCATTTATAAGGTTATTTAAAAACTTTCTCACAATTAAACATTGACTATCTGTTGGCGTTTCTTTATTTCCTAAATCTATATCAAATTCAACAAAAACCTCATTTGTATAGTCATACAAAATGCTTAAATAATAATCTCCATCATCAATATTTAAAGACATTCTGCCACAACTTTTAAGATAATCGGATCTATCTAATAAATCTCTAAATTGTTTGTTAGTTATTTCCATTTTTTTATGTTAAGTAAGTTAGTAATTTATTTAAGGCTTCATCTTTTGTAAAAGGTTTTTTTATTCCTTTGATTTTTCCCATTGCACCATTTTCGCAAACAGTAAGAGAATAACCTCCTTTTTTACATGGTTTTACATACCCTAATAAACTACCATCTTTTAAAACCTCTATTTTGTTTTCTATTTTTTTTACATGTAACATAGTTTTTTATTTTAAAAGGTTTCTAATTGATTTCATGTTTTTTTTTATCTGTACTCTTTCTTTTTTATCATGTTCTGTTATACTGTAACAGGTCATTGAGTCAATTACACCCACAGTAAAAGGTAAAGTACTAGAAATAAACATAGAACCAATACTAAATTTGCTCTTTATTCTTTCAAGCGATACAATTGTATTAAATTCTTTTTTTGATCCGTCTTGAAGTGTTACAGTTACTTTGTTTTTTGTTTCCATTTTTTATGATATTAAATAAGTTTTTATTATTTCTTTTGAAAATTTATTATTGTTTACAAAATAATTAAATTCTATTTTAAATTTTTTATTATAAGGCTTTAAACTTATTGGGTTATACTCGTTTTTTTTTTGAAAATTTTTAATCCAATTAAAAATAATATCGTGTTTACATATTTTTTTTTTTGATGTTTTCATAATTTTATTTTTTAGTTAATTTTTTTATTATATCCATATACTTTGCAGCTTTTAAATAATTTTCTTTTTTTACTGCTTTAATACGTTTTTTATCTGCAATTTTTACTTGATCTTCAATGGTTAAATCTTTTTTTTCTTGCAGGTAGTAAATATGGATCCAACTTGAAAAAGGTTTTTTTTTATTACTTTCATCATCTTTTTCCATAATTTTATTTTTACAAATTTAATATTATTGTTATTATAATACGTTAAAGAAATGTTAATTTTTATAATGTTGTTCAAGCATTTTATTAATGTTTTCAAAAAGATTTTCTTTATTTTTATTTTCTATTTTTAACAATTCAATATATAATTCTTTTTTCATTAAATTGTAAGGTTCTAAATCTAAACCAAATTCAAAAACATAACCTAATTTTTTAACTTTTTTTAACCATTTTTTACAATCCTTAAAATTTAATCCTTTTTTTTCGTGTTTTTTTTCAAATTTTATGCAAATTTTATTTAGATTTTTTTTTCTTAAATCATAATTAATTATTAAACACTTATTTTCATATATTTTTTTTAATTCCATTTTTTTATTTTTTTACATAGTTATTAAAGTATTCTTTTGCTGTTTTTTCTGCATCATGTAGGTTTTTAAATTCCCATTGTATATGCTCGTTATCTGTTGGTTTCCCAGTATTTACAAAGAATTTATTGTTGTTTTTTTCAATATAACAGATAATTTTATTTTTATTTTTTAGTTTTTTTATAATCATGTTTTTTATTTTATTTTTATTATTATTAAGCTTACTGCAAAGAATACAATAAACCAGAAGAAAATTAATTTTAAAATTTCTATTGTTTTTTTATGATCTTTCATGTTTTTTATTTTTTAATTAAAGAATTGAAAAAATCCTTTTTCTGTTTTTAGTGTTACTTTTTTATTTTTATGTAAAATCATTTTAAAAACTTTTTTTATAGTTTTAATATTTAGTTTTTCACTTTTATATGTTTGCGAACCATTACCAGGAATTGAATTTTGACAATAAGAAACAAATATAAACTGTTTTTTAAGCTGTTTTAATGTTATTTTAGGCAACAAATCACAATAATTTTTTAAATCGTTTAAATCTAAATTTTTAGTCATTTTTTTATTTTTTAGAATGAAAAATCATTCACTAATTGCCTTTTTTATAGCTAATGAATGATTTTTAAGGCTTCTTTTTACTGCTCGTATGCTATTAGATCGTAATTATCTGAATAAGCCAGAAACCCGCCTTTTTTTGATGGAATTATTTTTACATAATGAGATAATTTTTCCCGTAATTCCGTATTTAATAAATTACTATTTTGTTTTTTTATGTTAATTATTGAAGAAACTAAATTTTCTATTAATGAATAAGAATTATAATAAGTTTCTTTTTCTTCTGTAATTACGTTTTTTACTATTGTAGTTTTTTTCATAATGTTTTTTTTATGCGTTTATATCTGTTAAATAATATTGATTTACATTACTAATGAAATTATAAATAATTATTCCATTTTGCTCTAAAATCATATTCCAGTAATGATTTTTATTTGCCAATTCTAAATTTTCAGTTTTAGTGTAATTTTTTGTATTAAAAACACTGTAAAACGTTTTTTCTGTTACTTCTATATACATGATTTTTATTTTTTATAGTTCTAAATATTTAATTTCTCGCATTGATTGAAGCAATATAATTTGTTTTATTTGGTATTCAGTAGCAGTCAATTTTTTAGAAGCAATATTTAATGCTAATTTATCGTTAAATTGTAAATTTTTTACATTATTATACAAATCAATATTTTCTAATTGAGAAGAAGAAAGAAATTTTTTTACATGATTATAATAAAAAGTATAAATTATATTATTTTCTTTATTTTTTAATAGTGTTTTTAGTGTTAATTTTGTATATTTTTTGTCAGGAGTAAGGCAAACAATAAATTTATAATTTTTATTTATTAGATTTTTAATTTCTGTATTTTGCATGATGTTTTTTTTTATATGTTTTTAACGTATTTTTTTAGTCCTGTTAATGTTTTAAATTGTTTAGTTAAGTTGAAGCCTATTAAATGAAATAATTTGTTATTAGGTGTATAATGTACCATAAAACCGTTTTTTATATAATAATTTCTTTTAGACTGTTTTAAAATTTTAGCTATTGGATTGAACATGTATTTTTATTTTTTAAATTAATATTTATTTTATTGTGCCTTATAAAAGAATCGAACTTTAACAAACTATTATTTTATTTGCTACCATATAAGGCAAATAAACAGTTTTAAAACATGTTTAGGTTTTTTTTGTATAACTTTAATACTCTGATATTAAATTTGTTTTTTGATCCTTTACAGTACATTTGTAGCCGTCATATTTAAATGCGTAACTCATGGAGTTACTTGTCTTATTCATAAACCATTTTAAAACGCAAAAATCATTTTTTTGATCTTTGAAATAAATTATTTCTTTATGATCTTGAAAAACTGTATAAGTGTATAACATAGTTTTATTTTTAGGATTATTTTTGGGTTTTGTTGCTGCTGCTATTTTTTCGAACATATTTTAGTTTTTAGTGTTATTAATTTTTATTGTTTCAATAATTATAGGAGAATCAGAATAGGCAAAAGTTATTTTTTCACCTCTTAAATAAGCATAAAACTTTGCACCTGTTAAATTATTTTTGTTTTTTAATGTTAATTTATGCAAATTATATTTTTTAGAAAAACGAGGTTTTGAAACAGGTATTAAAATGGTTTCTTTAGTTGTTAAGCTGTTAAAAGCTGATGAAAAAGTAATTAAAATTGTATTTTTATTTGTAATTTATAAAAAAATTTTTTTTGTAATTGTCATGGTTTAGTTTTTTTGTAACATTAATTTAACATTTTCTTTAATTTTGTTTTTATGATCGTAGCACGTTAATAATATTTCTAAATTGTTAATAGTTAGATGATGTTGGCATGTACCATTAATATGATATTTAATTAAATGTAAAACAGAATTTAATTTTTTTTGAATATCTTTTTTTGTGTGTACATCTTTATCAAAAGTAATTTTAAGACAGTTTTTAACGTGATCTTTGCCATTGGTTAAAATCCTTACTTTTGCCTTCTTGTAATCGTAAGCATATATGCGGGGTAAATAAATCCAGTTTTCGTCATATTTAAAATTGTCTACATAGCATGTAGATACTTTTATGGATTGATTTTTTAATAACTCCTTTGCAAGTGAATTGTAGCTAGTATGTTTCATGTTTTTAGTTTTTAGTTGTTTATTATTGTTTAAAATCGTTTGTACATCTTTGAGAAATGTATATGTTTGAGAAAAAAGGGATTATTCTATAATTTAAAAGCATAGATTTTTTTTCTTTTCTATATTCTTTAAAGGTTTTAAAATCTTCTGAATTTATAATATCTACAGTTTCAATAGATGAGTTATTTTTAATATTAAAGTATTTTACCATGTTTTTAGTTTTTTGTAAATTTAGTTATAAATGTATTGTTAATCGTTAAAGAAGTGTTAAAAACTAATTAGATAAATAAAAACTAATTAGATGAAAATTTGAGTTTCTAACCGTTTTACAATAATCTAAATTGTATTTTTTTAGTTCGTTTCTGTAGACAAATAAACAGTTATTAATATATAATTTTTTGTGAATTTTAGCCATATTTAAAGGCAGTTTACAAAGTATGTTTCTAATTGATAAACCATTGTAAATAATTTTATTAGTATTCATTTTTTTGTGTTTTTAAAGTTTATTTTTAATACTTAAAAGTTCACTTAAATAATAAACATTTGATTTTTTAATGTTTAGATTAATTAAATTTTTAAAATCTAATTGAGATAAATTTATTTGATTTTTTAAAATGTTTCGGTAAAACTCTGCAAAAGAATAAAGTTTAGATCCTTCGCAAAGTTTAATTTGTGATTTTAAAAATATATTTAAATTGATAAATTTTATTTTATCTTCAATTTCTAATATCTCAAGTTTTAAAGTTTTTAAAACACCATGTAAAAAAGGAGGTGTATTTTTTAAAGTTTTAAAATTTTCTAATTCTTTGCTTTTAATATCTTTAAAAGTGTTTAGATCCGTTAAACTGTAGTTTTGTAAGTTCATTTTTGAGTTTTTAAAGTGAATAATTATATTTTCGCGCCATTGATAAAGCAATCAATTAAAACAGCAGCAACAGCAACAGCAATAAAAGAAATGCAAATAAATTTTAATACGTGTAATAAAGTAATTTTGTACATGATTTTTAATTTTAAGTTAATTTAGTTACCTGAAAGGGAAACGATCCCAATTTTATACCATACAGGCAAACGTTTGCTTTTTCGGTTTCCTACTAAGCTACAAAGATTCTGTTTTGATCATTGACAAAACAGCTTTAAGTACAAAGGAGGCTAAAACCTGACAAACCCAATAAGAGAAAGAACGAAGTAAAAAAGTAAATCTTAATTACATTACAAAGATACAACAGTAATACAGTTATAAACGTTAAAGAAATGTTAAAATATATAATAATATTACTAAATAAGTAAATTAAAACCTTATAAGACAACAAAACAAACTAAATCTATAACATAATGTTTAATTTTAAACAAATAACACTACTTTTACACTAATAAATAAAACATGAATAAATAAATAAAAAATAGTAAAAAGTTTTAATTTGTATCTTTCCTGCTCCTGCTCATTGATAAAGGTTAAATTATAAGAAGGTAATAAGACAAATAAACATAAGAGTAAAAAACAATTTAAAACAGAACCACAACCAGTAAAACAATTAGATCATAATTAAAGCAACAAAATTAAAAAGGTATAAAACATTCCGCCCATTGATAACTGTTAAACAACCATAAGAGAGAGAAGAGACAAACAAAACATAAAGAGAAACAACACAACAAAAAACAAAGCAAACGTTTTAAAAGTTTTCTCCTGCTGCAATTCTCCTGCAATAATAAAATAACTTAATTAATCAAATATATGAAGAAGACACAAAAACACACAAACAAACTACAAACCTCAAAAAATACGGGTGCTGCCGTCAAGTCAATAACAGACAGGGATAAACTGATCATTGATAACTATTTAGAGACTTTTAACAAGTCAAGGAGTGTTATGGATGTAATGCCAGAGATGAAGCACCAAAGCCAAGCCAACCACCTGTTTACCGCCATATGGGATAAGAAGGAGGTACAAACATACATCAAGGAGCGAAGATCATACCTAACAAGCCAACGGCCAGGCTTAACAATTTACGAGGTAGCGCAGGAACTACAGAATCAAGCTTATAACGATGTCACAGAGGTACTAGCATGTAAGACCGAGGAAGAGCTCAAAGACTTACCAGCAAGCACGCGTAGACTTATACAAGATTACAAGATTACAGAGCGAACAGAGACAGACAGAGCAGGAAACCAGATTAAAACTAAAGATTTCACCTTTAAATTTGTAAATAAATTAGATGCACTAAAGGAATATAACAAAGTTACTGGCATGTATGCAATCGATAATAGCCAAAAACAAAGCAATATAGACTTATCAAAGCTAGATCCTTCCTTACAATTAGCATTACTTAAGGCATTTGAACTGCAAAAAGATAGTTAGATTACATAATCCGCAACAACCGACCGAGCCAGTACACGAATAACGCAATAAAAAGTACAAAATACACACAATAAAGCAAAGTAAGACCCAAAACAACACAAAACAACACAACAAACAGAACCAACACACACAAACAAAGATCCAAAGCATGACGAACGAAGGGAAAGAGGACATACCCCACCCTGAAACGTGGGAGAGCGAGCGTCTTCACCCCCACACATTAATTTTTTTTCTTTTCCCAATTTCATATCGTTTTTTTTTATTATATTTGTAACATAGTTTTTCATATCTTTATTTTTATTTTAGTTTTCCCAATCTATTTATTTAGGTTGGGTTTTTTTGTATTCTGAAAAATTTTTTGGGTTACTTGTAGGATTGTTGGTGTAAAAGTAATATATTTGTGATTATTATATAAGTTCTTTGCTTGAAGATAAACGATAACGTGTTCTAATGTCGCGAGTGATGCAAGTTAAATTCTTGTGGTTATCAAACTGTATCAGCAGTTGTGTTTATTGTAGAGGTATTGATGACCATAACAAAACTTAATCACGCATAAGGTCAAAGGAGATGTGAGGTATTCCATAACTGAAATTTGGACAAAGAACTTTTAAATTAACAATTAAATATAAATAAGATGAGTAAAGATTTGAAAAAAGTAGAGGAAGTAAAAGATCTATTAAGTGAAGAGCAAAAAAGAGCGTTAGGTGTTTTAATTCAAGCAGTTAAGATTGCAACAACAAAAGGTTGTTTTGAATTAGATGATGCGGTTGTTATTGGTAATGCAAAAAACTTTTTAGAAGAACTAACAAAATAACTTATGAGTATAGTAAAAGTTTTAGACTTTTTTAGATACGAGTTAGCTTTGGAAGATACTAGTGGTGAGGATTTCGCTACTAGTATTGGAATGAGTTACGCAAGTTACAAGAATGTAATTCGAGATGGCTCTTTGGTAGTTCCTAAGTGGGTTTTGGCTTATTTGTTGGGTAAAGGGTATTACTTTGAGGGTAATTGTTTGTTGGAAAAAAAATCCGATGCTTCGCATCAGGTGTGTGTTTGTAATGCAGATGACGAGTTGGTTTCGGATTTCAGTAGCGATGCTTATGATTCTGCTAAGTATGATTATAAATACGATAACGAGTAGTTAATGAGGGTGTTTGTTTTAGTTTTATTATTTACATTTTCATCATGCCTTACGGCAGAAGAGGATGTTGTTTATTGCGACTGTACGGAGGTAATGTATTATTTAGACAAAAGAGCCACCGTTACTGAATTAGAGGGTTGTTATAGTGATTTTGAGATACAAGACTTTAACTACCTTGATGGTAGGATTAAAAGAATAACATGTAAGTAAAAATATGAATATGAACGGAATAGTTTTAATATTAGCAACACTTTTAGTTATAGAGTTTTTAAGATGTTACCAAGATAAATAGTTATGACTGTAGAAAAAAAAGCGAAAGATTTAGTAAATAAGTTTTTAAGATTATCTGAAACATGTAGTTGTTTAGAGTATAATTGTATTTGCTTTACTGTTTATAAAGATAAGGCAAAGAAAATGTCTTTAATATCAATAAAAGAAATAATGGAAACACAGGATAATGTTTGGGAGAATACAATAGAATATTGGAATAGTGTTAAAAAAGAGGTTGTTAAATTGTAATATTAATATTTATTTGCCATTGTTTTTAATAAATTAAAAATACAACAAATAAAAAAATTATATCTTTGTTCAAAATAATACAAAGCAATAATGGCTAAAAAAATTTATATTTCAGGTGCTTCATTTATAGTGCAAGACACTATTAATAATGTTGTAGATATCAATGAACCATCAAAAGACATATACTTTGACAATAGTATGTTGAATCGTGGATTTATTTCAATTACACAAAAGGATGGCTCAAGGAGCGTAGATAGTTCAATTGGTGCTAAGATACTAATTAGTGATGCTCAAGATGAATCAGGTAACGAATTTACATTAGATTCTTTTAGAGAGTTTATGAACTCCGAAGTAGTTTTTACAGGAGATACTGTTTATAACAAAATTAGTAAATCTAACAGTACCGCTACGTTGTTGGATTCCAACGAAGAGTTTATAGGTAAATGGGAAAACGTAGTTGCATGGACTTCTGTTTCTATTGCAGTATTAGGAAGCATGGAGACTGATGGTACTTTGTTTTTTGACTTATCTACAAATGGTGGTGAAACTTTTGTTCCTTTAGCAACACCAGTAGCTAATACAAACTTTAATTTACCTAAGATTCTAAATATTGTAGAATCACATGTTAGAATTAGGTACGTTAATGGAACAACTGAACAAACAGGTTCTTTCTCAATTCAAACAAAATATAGTAAGGGTCAACAAATTGCGTTACTAGAAACTGTTGATGGATTGGTTAATGGTGAAACACCAACAACTGTAATAAAATCAGTAGGAGTTGGTCAAGAGCCAAATAATAGCTACTCTAATAGCAAAAGTACAGGTGTAGACCCTTCAAATAGCACTATAGTAGCACTAGGTTCTAACGAAGTATTTACTGGTGAATGGATTTCTACACAAGGTTTTCATGGAGTAATTGTACAAGCTTCTGGAACTGTAGATGGACAAGGTGGTGTGTTGAATTTAGAGTTTTCTAACGATATGGTAAATCTGACAGGTGGTGCTGGGATTTCAATTAAAGTTGTTGATTTAACAACAAACAGACCAAATACTGTAGGTGTAGTTGATAAATTCTTTAGGGTAAAATACGTAAATAATGGCATTGCTCAAACAACTTTCTCTATAAACACAATTTTAAGTACAGAAAGGTATGATTTAACATCTAATACCAAGCAAATATTAAATGATAATGAAGACGTAAGATTAGTTAGAACTGTATCTGATTTAAATACAGATAGAAACACTGGTCTATTAAGCTATGAAGAATCAAAAAGAAAAACAGGTATTAACAATGCAGTAGGTATATCACCTCAAGCTATTTGGAGTTATAGTGAGAATTGGATTCCAAATGAAATATCCAATGAGAAATTAAGAGTGAAATCAGGAGGTAACTTAAACGATACTAGTGACGGATCTGGCGCAAGAACTATTGAGGTTACTTTCCTTGATGAAAATTTATTAGAAGTTACAGAAACATTAACATTACAAGGTTCTTCTGCAAGTGCAACAACTTCTGCTAATTGCTTTAGACTAAATGAAGGGATTGTAAAAACGGTAGGTACTTATACAGGAGCAAATACAGGTGATATTGTTTTAGAACTAACAGGAGGTAATATTATGGGTAATATTGCTGCTGACATAGGAAACTTGCATCAAGCGATAACTACAATACCATCTAACAAGACGGTTTACATAACAGATATTTATGTATCGGTTGGTCAATCGAATAGTGCTGATGTTAAATTGTTTTTTGCAAATCAATCTGATGATGTTACATCTCCTTTTAACTCTAAAATATTAGAATGGAGTATTTCTGATTTTTCTGGTGCTGAATTATTTAAGTTTGACACACATTTAAAAGTTAATCCAAAAACAGATATATGGTTTGAAGGACTTAGAATCACAGGAGGATTAACCGCAAGAGTAAGTGTAGGTATTAATTATTACACTATATTAAATAATTAATACAGTACAATTAATTATTATTTATTAAAAAAGGTTGTTTTTGTTGCTTTATGTAACATAGCGACCTTTTTATTGTTATATAAGTTAAGTTTTTTCTTTTTTTATTGAATTATTCTGCTAACTTTGTATTTGTAGAGATATGCTACTTATTACAATCTGTTAATATTCAAATATTTAAACTAAAATATAAACTATGAAAATACTTTGGTTAGATGATTTAAGAAATCCTTTTTTAAATGACGAAGGAAGACTACCAAAAGAAAAAGGAACTATTTATTGGGTGTTAGATTACAATCAATTTGTTTCTTGGATAGATAAAAACGGACTTCCTGATATTATATCTTTTGACCATGACTTAGCAGAAGAACACTACACCCCCGAATACTTTTGGAACGATTACGATGAAAGCAAAAAGTTTCAAGAATGGAAAAGTGGTAATTACAAAGAGCATACAGGAGAGATTTGCGCTAAATGGCTTGTTCAGTATTGCGTTATTAATAAATTACAACTTCCTAAATGCTATGTTCACTCTGCAAACCCTGTAGGTGCTGATTTTATTTTAAATGCTTTAAAAAACTATAAAAATGATTAAGAAACTATTTAATTGGATTAAAAAATTAATTAAAGAGAAAGATGGTAAGATTCATAATTATCATCAATTTAAAAATACTTATGTTAAATATGGTAATAACCAACCTAAAATAAAGTTAAGGTCTCATTTATCTAAGTTGGCAAGTAATCTCAATGACATAAACTACAAAGGATATGCTCAAAACAGAATAAGTCTAATTGAAGAGTTTGAGTACGGAGGTTTAAAATCTGTTGGTAAGTTTGCGGATAACGAAATAAACATATTTGTAGAGAAATCTAAAGAAAAAAGATAATGGGAAACATACAAAATGATTTTTTTGACAAGGTAGTTACGGACACTTTAGTTGATATAAAGGAATTGCTTTTAGTAAAAGGAAAGGAATACCAAAGAAACAACGATGTTTACCATAACTTTAATCAAGGAGCAAGAGTTAAGGGCATTACACCAGAAAAAGCACTTGATGGATTTCTTTTAAAACACGAGATTTCTATTATGGATATGACAAACGATATAGATAAAGGAATACTGCCATCTATTGAAAAGGTAGAAGAGAAATTTAATGATAACTTAATTTATTTGCTTATAAAAAAAGCAATGATACTAAACAGACTAAGATAAGGTATGACACCAAAACAAAAATCAAAACAATTAGTTGATAGTTTTTTTAGATTAACAAGTGTTAAAGACAATATAGTAGATGTTATAAAAGACTCGGCTATAGCAAAAAAATCTGCTTTAATATGTGTAAATGAGATAATTCAAAGTCAAGAAGATTATGGAGGAAATAACATCTATTCTTGGAAAAAAGTTAAGAAAGAAATAATTAAACTATAAACAAGTTACAAATGGAGAACAATTTTAAAGAATTAAACGAAAGAGTAATTAATTGGGCAGATGGAAAAGGAATTTTACAGAAAGCAACACCAATATCACAGATTCATAAAACAATAGAAGAGGTTGAAGAGACTTTAGAAGCCCTTTATGCACAATCTTTAAATCAGGAAACTTACATAACCCACAAAGGAGATAATAAGTCAACAAAGGAAGAGATTTTAGATGGATTTGGAGATATTTTAGTTACAATTCTTATTGGTTGTAAGATGCAAGAAATAAACCCCTTAAAAGCACTTGAATTAGCTTTAGATATTATCGAGAAAAGAAAAGGCTCTATGAAGAATGGAGTTTTTGTAAAACAAGATTAATATGATAAAGTTTATAAAAGCATTTAGATTTAAGCCGTTTTTAATACTGTTATACCCTTTAATATGCGTAATTTACACAACGGCTAGTTTATTACTTTATTTATACAGTAAAATTATTTAACAATGACAGAAAATATTAAAGAAGATTTATATCAGATTTACAGAGAGAAATTTGGAGTTGAAGATTTTATAATTTGCCCTTTGAAAAAAGAGTTTGATAAAATCATGTTATTAAAATACGAAATGATGCCGTACTTTTTGGTCTGTGAATTAATAGATATGGGGGTTGACATTACAGACGGAAATGACGAATTGTTTTAAAAATAAATATGAATAACGATATTAGTCAACTACTTAACACATTAGATCCTTTGTCATTGAGAATTAATCTTTTCAAGCAAGGGGTTTTTGATTTTATTGTAGAAGGTGTTGCTGCTAATAGCGAAGGTGATTTTCAAGAAGGTAAAAACGCTTCACACGAAAAACAACGTAGAGCCTTAGAGATATTAACAGACAATGAGCATGATGAGTTTTTATATGGAGGTGCAGCAGGAGGTGCTAAGTCTTGGACAGGTGCTTCTTGGTTAGTATTTGCTTGCTTGGCATATCCTGACACTAATTGGTTTATTGCACGTAACCAATTAAAAGATTTATTAGATTCTGTATTGAAAACAATAAACAAAGTTTGTAAAGAATACGATATTGAAGATTACAATTTTAATGCACAAAAAAATTACATTAAGTTTGGAAACGGAAGCGTTATTAATTTTATAGAGGTAAAGTACAAGCCATCAGATCCAATGTATGAAGATTTAGGTTCAACAGAATACACAGGTGGATGGATAGAGGAGATTGGTGAGGTTCACGAAATGGCTGCTATTGTTTTAGGCACAAGGATTGGAAGACACTTAAATTCAAAATACGGATTAAAGAAAAAAATGTTTATGACCTGTAACCCTAAACAGAATTGGGGTAAAATTAAATTTTACGATAAGCATAAGAACGGAAGTCTTTATGAAGAGAATAAAATATTAATGGACAATGGTAGAAAAAGGATTCAAAGAATATACTTAAACTGTCTTGTTGTAGAAAACCCTTTCATTGAGCAAGATTACATTGATGGATTAATGGCAAAAGCATTAGACCATAAACCTACTTTTGAAAGGCTTTTTAAAGGTAATTGGGATTATGAGGACAATCCATATCAATTAGCGGAACAGGAAATGATTGAAGCAATTTACAACAATGACCATGTTTCTAAAACAAAAGTAAAAGGATATATTACTGCGGATATTGCAGGTCAAGGTAGTGATAAAGCGGTCATTGGGTATTGGAAAGGGTGGGAATTAGTAGAAATTGTTGAGTTTGATAAATCTACTGCATCTGAATTAATAAATGCAATTAAAGTATTAAGGTTTAAATACAGAGTTCCTCAACATAGAGTGGTTGTAGATGCAGATGGTTTAGGATGGGGTGTTGTTTCGTCTATCGGAGCAAAGTCTTTTAAAAACAACGCACAAGCAATTAAAGTAGGTAAAGAAGTGCCTAATTACAAAAACCTACAGACACAATGTCTTTATTTAGTTGCTGATAAGATAAATCAAGGGGAACTATATATAAGTGCTGATTTAAGTACAGACCAAAAACAATACATTAATCAAGAATTGGCACAAATACAAGCAAAAGGAGACCATGACCCTGAAAAGAAACTAGAATGTAAGGGTAAAGCACAAATAAAGCAAGACATAGGTCGTTCTCCAGATTATAGAGATATGATATTTATGAGAGTATTTTTTGATTTAAAGAAAACTATAAGTTTAGTTACTAATTGGAGTTAAAATAAAATTATGATAGATTTAAGATTAGGCAATTGCTTAGAAGTAATGAAAACGATTGAAAGTGGTTCTATTGATTCTATTATAACAGACCCACCATATGGAACAACTGCTTGTAAGTGGGATAGCGTTATAGACTTTGATTTGATGTGGGAACAACTTAACAGAGTAATTAAACCGAACGGTTCAATTGTTTTATTTGGAAGTGAACCTTTTAGTTCTGCTTTAAGAATGAGTAATATTAAAAATTATAAATATGATTGGGTGTGGGAAAAAACACAAGCGACAGGACATTTAAACGCTAAAAAACAACCATTAAAAAGTAATGAATTAATATCTGTATTTTATAAAAAACAATGCACTTACAATCCTCAAAAATCACAAGGACACAAACCTATGAATAGTGGTGTTAGAAAACTTTTGGTACAAAATAAAACAGAAGTTTATGGCAAAGCAACAAAAGAATTACCTTTTGGTGGAAACACAGATAGATTTCCAAGAACAAATATAATTTTTAAAAGCGATAAACAAACAAACTACAAACACCCAACACAAAAACCTTTATTATTAATAGAGTATCTTATAAAAACATACACCAACAGAAACGAAACGGTTTTAGATTTCACTATGGGAAGTGGAACAACTATGGTAGCATGTAAAAACTTAAATAGAAACGGTATTGGCATAGAAATGGATAAGGATTATTTTAATATAGCAAAAGAAAGATTAAATAATGTTTAATTTTAAAAAATATGTATTAAATCTATACATTAAATAATTATTACTATCTTTGTAAGATAATAGTACTCTTATATGTCTAAAGAATTTATTGAAGCTAAATATAATAGTAATTCGCTTGACGTTGCAGTTAGGCAATATAATCAACTCTCATATTTTCTTCAATCACAGGTTTCAGAAGATGTCAGAGAGGATTACTTTGAAAAATATGTAGAAAGAGGTCACTATACTAATGATATATTTCTTAATTGGGTAAAAAGCGTTTTCAAGACAGATAACTTTTTGTCTTTCGCTAAATATTACAGAAACCCAAACCCATCATCTAAACTTATTAATACAAGAATAAAAGAACCATTAAGTAGAGTTTTCTTTTCAGAAGACAGTTACTTTAATTACGTTGTTAATCAACAGTATATTGAGTTCCCACAAGAATTAAATGATAATTTTGAAGAAAGACTATTTGATGCTGTATTGTTTAGATACAATGATATAATTGTACACGATTTATTTGAAAACAACAATCCTTACAGAGAGTTTGTTTCTATTAAAAATGTTGTTTCAATTAAAATGAACCATCAAAAAATATCACAAATAGCTTACACCGCTACTGCAAACATTGACGGAGAAGAGGTTGTAGGTTATGCATACATTGATGATAATAAATATTGCTTTTTTAACAAAGAAAAAGATTTAGTTAAAGAAGAAAATCACGATTTAGGTTTTTGCCCTGCTACATTTGTGGTAGATAGTTCTTTCGGGAACGATATGATAATAAAAGAATCTACTTTTTCTTATTTAAAAGCTGACTTTGAAGAGTATTGCTTTTTAAAGACTTTACAAAGAATGGTAGATGCTAATGGTACTTTGCCTATAACCGTAAAGATAAAGACTAATGAAAAGTCTAATCAATACGAAGACTTTGATAACAGAAGTGGTGAGCCAATGTCTATAGACCAAATAGGTAGTCAGGTTTCTAATGAAGTACGTTCTACATCAGGTAGTGGAAAAGGCTCTGTTTTACAGGCAGGTAGTGTTATAGAAACACCTCCTATTGAAAAGACAGATGGAAGCATAGATACTGAATTTAACAAGAACTTTTTAACCTTTCATTACGCTCCAATTGAAGCATTAGAGTTTTTGGATAAAAGGATAAAATCTGTAGAAAAAGATATTATATTAAGTTCTATCGGAGATTTTTCAGAAGGTTCTGCTAAGGGTTCGAAAAGTGATGTAGAGATAAAATCTAGTGATATTGTTTCTAAACAAGATAAATTAAGGTTTTTATCTAATACTTTAAGTTCTTCTAGGGCTTTAAGTGATAAAGTAATGTTATCTTTAGCTTACGGTAAAGACAATGTAAAAGTAGATGTGTTTTATGGAAGTGATTTCTTTTTAGAAACTCAAGACAAGCTTTATGAGATGTTTCAAAACTCTCCCAATGCTATTGAGCGTAAAAACATTTTAATTAGATTGTCGCAACGTAGAAACATGTTTAACAAGGAGAAATCAAAGAGAGAAGTGTTGCTTTATAAGTTAATGCCATATACGAGTGATAAAGACTTTGAATTAGCAGTTGATAATGGAAGAATATCAGATGTTAACTTTGAATACCAATCAAGATTTTCTTATTGGGTTTCAAAGTTTGAATCTACTTATGGGAATATAGTTATATTCTATGATAATTTAGGAAAAGCAAAAGAAAGTGAAAAGATTATCTCAATAGATAATTTAATAAACAGTTTAATAATAACTAATACTAATTTTAATAAAATAACCAATGGGAAAGAAACCAATAGTTAAGTTAAGAGTGTTTAGAGGTAAATCTCTAAGTTTTAATGAAGATAGAACAATTCAAAATGAAAACCAACTAATATCCGTAGAGCATGGAACTATACTATGGAAATTAACAATGAAAAATCTACCTATCAATGGTTACTGTAAAGTATCTGTAGAGAAAGTATTTATTGATGATAATGGTGAGTGGAAAGAAGATGTTGATAATGTAGGTATTTATGAAGCAGAGATTAAATCCGCTTTAAACCCTAAGCCAGATGTTGCTAAAACAGTAGACCAATTAAGAATTGAGGAATTAGAATCTCAAAACAAAGCTATGATGGCTAAAATGGATGCTTTTATGAAATCATCTACTTCTAATAAAAAAGAGCCTTTAGTTGAAGATAATTCTAATCTTAAAGAGTTGCAGTTGGAGTATTTTACTTTAAAAGGTAAAAAGCCACATCACATGATGAAAGAAGAAAAGTTAATTGAAGAAATTGACAAATTAAAAAACGTATAATAACAATTTAGATACATAAAAAGAATTATGGAATTTACACAAGAATTTATTACAGAAAACGGATTAACAGAAGAGCAAGTAACAGCAGTTACTGGGAAGTTTACAAGCGAATTTATACCAAACTTGAAAAAGGAGTACGATGGAGTTGCTAATACAAATGCAGAAGGCATCTTAACTGGTGCTAGTAATTATGCAAAAGAGAAATTAGGATTTGATTTTGATAGAGATCAAGGAGAGAAAGTTGGAGATTATTTAAAAAGAGCATTAGATTCTAAATTTAGTTCAACTCAATCAGCTTTAGATTTAAGGCAAACTGAAATCAATGAAAAGTTAGCAAACTTTAAAGGTGGTGATGAATACAAGTTGCAATTGGAAGAAATGAAAAGTTCAAAAGACTTGTTATTGCAAAGAGTTGCTAAGTTAGAGCCTTTAGAGGGTATGGATGAGAAGTATCAAGGAGCAACAACTGAATTAAGTAAGTTAAAAACAGAAGTAGCTTATGGTTCGGTTAAGCCTAATTTTCCAAGTGACGTAAATAAGTTTGAAGCAAAAGCACAATGGGATTCTTTTAAGAAAGATATTGAGCAAAAGTACAATATTGAATTAGTAGACGGAAAGCCCGTTGCTATTGATAAAGAAAACGAACACAAAAGATTTGACTTAGAAGAATTAGTAAGTCAAGATAAAAACATCTCTGAATTGTTAAAGGGCAGACAACAAGGAGGAACGGGTGCAAGACAATTAGATTACAAAGAGGTAGAAGGAGTGCCATTTAAGATTCCTGAAAACGCTACTAGTGAAGATTTAAGTTTAATAGTGAGAGAACAAGTATTAAAAGAAGTCAGCGATATCACAAGTAAAGAATACTCTAAGAGATTTGGTGAATTGTACGCAAAAGTGAGATTAGCCCAAAAAAAATAGCGAAAGACCGCAAATAGTGAACATAATTATTAATTTTAAATTTTAAACAAATGAGTTTTTTAAACGGAACATTATTGAATGACTTGCAGTCTGACCAAGCTACAAATGAAAAGTATTTTTCAGAACTTGGTGTTATTGATGCAGTAAAAGCTTCAACACCAAGCGCAAATTACATTCCACCAAGTATTAAGGCTTCTTTAGCTAGTATGTCTTCATTGAGAAATGCAGAAATACCAGTTATTAAAGACCAAGCAGTAACAGTTGTTACAACTCCAGGATTTGAGTATATTCCTTCAAATCTTCCAGAAAGTGACAAGTACTTTTTCCAACCATACGATGTATTTAGTGGAATGAGACATTATCCTTCTGCAAATGCAAACAACATGTTGGATTCTGAATTTCAAAGTAGAGAGGTACTTAAAAACGTACTTTACGAAATGGGTAACACAGTTGAAGGTATTTTATTGACAAGCCTTGATTCTCGTAAAACACAAGTATTAGGATCTACTGAACAAGTTTCGGCTTCAACAGGAGATTATGCTTTTGATACAACACCAGATATCTTAAAGGTTAAAAAAGCAGCACAAGAAGAAACTATGTTTTATTCTTTGGAAGCTTTAATGGCTGCTAACGAGGTTGCAGGTAACTATAGAATTGTTACTAACAGAGCAGGTTTAGCTAGACAAAAAGCAGAAGCTTTAAAGTACGGAGCAGGAAATGAGAAAAACCTACAAGCTTTAAACTTTTTTGGAGCAGACAGGATGCATGAATCAGGTAATATTTCTTCATCAGCTAAATTTGATGGGTATTTATTAAGAGATGGTTCTATTGGATGTGTAGAGAACTTTCCAGAAGACTTTAGAGCAGGAACAGAATTTTCAGGTAAAAAATGGAGTGTTTCTGATATGGATTTACCTTTCGTAAACATGAGAGCAAATATCTTTACAGACAAAAACGCTACTGATGCAACATCTTTAATTACAAGCGGTACAGATTCTAACTTAATTATGACTCATTTCGAGGAAATGGCTATTTGGGTAAGATTTTACGTTGTTTACAGATATAACTCTGATTTAGGTACTAGAGTTAACGACATCGTTAAGGTTCAAGGTCTTTTATCATAATTATTAATTTTAAAAACATAAACAATGAGTGCAAATTATAAAACAGACGTATTAGGTAGTAATGCACCTATTAAAAAGTCTTTAATAGAAACAATTGTAGCAAGTGTTGCTTTAAATGCAACAGATGGTGGTACTAAGTTTTTGGTATCAACAGATGCGTTAGTAATAACGCTTCCTGCTACTAAAAAAGGAGTTGAGTTTACAATTATAAATAGTGGTGCAGACGGAAACAACGTTGTTACTATTTCTCCACAAGCTGGTGATGCTATTATTGGTAGTATTGCAAATTCTGCTGCTGATTCAGTTTCGGGTGGTGCAGATGGTAAGGACATTATAAACACTAAGTCTACTGCTAATAAAGGTGATAGAATCACTTTAATTGGAGATGGAGATGCAGGTTGGTATATTGTTGATGGAGTAGGGATTTGGGCATCACAAGCATAACTAGTAAATAACAAATAGGTCACATGGTTTTAGGAATTTCAGAAGATTATACAGTAGATATCGAGTTTGACTCAAATTTGACAAATATCCCAAGTTCGGGATTGTATATAAATAGTGGGGTACATCCATCTATAACTAATGAAAATATTTTGGAATTTCTACCAAAGACCGTTATTACTTTTGCTGAATGGAGCAGTTCAAAAACCTATGCAGTCTTTACTGAAACACGAAACAAAAAGGACATTGTTTTACATGACAGTAAAATTTATCAATCTATAAAATCAGGAGTTAATCAAAATCCAAGTGATGAAGATTCTGAATATTGGTTAGAAAGCAATATGGAATCTTTAAAGATTAAGAATTTTATAGAAAAAGTAAAAGACAGAGTTTATACTGATTTATCATTAGATAAAAGGTTAATAAATAACCAATTTATATATGATAATGGTAAAAACCCTACTACTTTACTGAACAACTATGCAGGTTGGGTAATTGAACCGAAAGGAAGCGACTATGTTTCTTTCAGGATAAATCAAATATCAATACAAAAAGACGGAACGACACCGATTAATTTGTATATTATTAATCAAAACACCCTTGTAGATACAATAACAATAACTCCGAATAATGGTGAGTTAAATTTTGTTAATACAGATATCGTTTTAAGCGGTAAAGGTGCTTTTAAATTATTAATAGATAGTACTGATGTTTATGTAGGTAATGGAAACGTAGACCCTAAAAGGTTTGATGGATTTGTTGCATACACTGCAATCGGAACAGGAGATTCACCTGAAAGTTCTAAATACACTTATAGCACTTATGGCAATGGCATAGGGTTAAATATAACAGCGTATTTAGATTCTAAAGTTTATATTGATAATAACTTGTCTAATTTCGGCTCATTTATAAGGGCTACATTTGAGTATATGGTTTTCCAAATGTTTATGCATAATTCTAGTAACGCAAGTAATAGAGTGCAAAGACTACAGATGGCTGACAATATTCTTATGGCTGAACTAAAAGAGGTTAAAGCAGATACGGTTGTTAGTAGATATATGAATGAAAAAAGTAAAGCGATTAAGATGTTAGAAAAAACATTTGACACGCAATTAAAAGGTCAAGGAGGATTAACCACAGAAATAGGCTCTTTATAAATGAATAATCTATTAACGTCAGCAGAGGGATTAAGTTTAGCTATTCAATCAATTCAAGAAGAATTGTATGATGCTTTACCTGATTTTTGGTCAGGAGATATTGAGGGATTTGGAAAGGTATATAAAAACATTGAGAATAGTTTTAATGATATACCCACGTACTACAAATCTGCTAAAATATTTATTCCAGAAGTTTACAATTCTAATACTGGTAATTATGAAGATGTTTATTACAATGACAGAAAATCTTGTGTATTTTGCTTTTTAATAAGCGACAAAGACGAAACGGAAGACCAAATTTTATTTAAAAATAAGGTTAAAGTTGTTTTCATGGTAGACTTGAAAAAGATATACCCAAGTGAAAAAGAAAGGCAAGACGCAAAAGCACAAAAAGATGTTATTGATATATTAAGGAATATTAATGGTAGTTATGAAATAAATGAAATAGAAAGAGGTATTGATAATGTTTTTAATCAATATACTACTTCTAAAATTAGGTTTAACGACCTTCAACCTTTGCATGCTTTTTCTGTAAACATAGACCTAGAATATTATTTAACCGATAAATGCATATAATATGGAGAAAAAGAAAGGTTCTACAGTAACTAAATCAAAACCAAAAAAGGTTATTGAGAAAGTTGTAGAAAAAGTAAGACCTAAATTAGTTAAGAAAAAGTACACTTTAATAAATAATATTTCTGTAAATGGAAGTGTTTATAAAAAAGGTAGTACATTTGAACTAACCAAAGAAGGGAAACAATATTTTAAACAACAATTTTATATTTAAAAAACAATGGCAACAATAGCACAAATAACAAATTTAATAGATTGCGGTTTAGCTGCAACTTATGGTACAGGTAGTATTGGTTGTAAGGCATTTTTCAGAAATGTATCTTCGGCTTGGCTAACCCAAAGAGGTTTTAAATTCGATAAAGCAGAGGTTTTAGACGAAGAGTATATTCAAAAATTACAGGCAGAAGGAAAATTGGTAATCCTAAAAGGAATTACTGCTTTTACTGATAATTCAGAGGATATGGTTACAGAAACCTATGACGATGGAACAGAGCAATTAGTAAGAAAAGGAAAGTATAAATTCTTAATTGAGTTTGTAAATGGACTTTACTACCAAGCTGCTTTAAATTCTTTAAACTCACAAGAAGTTTATGATGTTTCTTTAGTTGATAGCGATAACAACATTTTAGGAACAATGGCACAAGATGGATCTGTTAAAGGTCTTTCAGCAGGTATGATTCAAGTATCTAAATATACTTTTGCAACAGGTTCAGCGGGTTCTAAACAAGGATTAAATATTCAGTTAACAGACCCTAATGAATTAGATGATGAATTTTCTTTTATTAGCGGAAAGTCTTTAGCACCTTACAAACCTAAAAATGCAGATGGTATTAATGAAGTTGTATTGGCTTACACAACTGCACCAGCAGACGGGGCAACTTCTTTAGTAGTTAAAGCAACTATCAAACAAGGCGGTGGTTCTTTTAGTGGAGCAGTAGTTGGAGATTTCTTACTTACAGTAGACGGAGTAACTACAAACCCAACTGCACTATCAGAGGTTTCAGGAACATATACGTTAACCGTATCTTCTAAATCTACAAATGAGGTTTTAGATTTAAGCATATATGATGTTTCAGAAAACAGAGATGTAATTGAGTTAGATAACGCTCTTTACAAGTCAAATACTTTATCTGCAACCGTAGTTTGAGTTCCAGTTCCAACTTTGCTTGATGCTGCGATAGCTTACTATAAGTTCGATGAAACTTCTGGAACGTCACTAAAAGACGAAAAAGGAAGTCACAACGGAACTATTAATAACAATCCAACATTAAATGAAGACGGACTAATTGGTAGGGCTATTCGCTTCGGCAATGGTTCTAGCGACCAATCGGTTAGCTTGTCAGATAGTAATGACTTTAGCTTTACGAATGGGGTGAGCGATAAGCCTTTCAGTATTAGTACTTGGGTAAAACCTTCTGCTAGTTTCGGAAGTATGGTAGCTAAGTATTCTAATACTAATTCTGATAGAGAATATAAATTATACGCTTCAAGTGGAACCGTATTCTTTACTATTCATTCGGAAGGTTCTGAGTCTGATAGACTACTTGTTAGGACAGACGATTCTCCTTTTGCATCAGATAGTACTTGGAGAAACATAATAGTTACTTATGATGGAAGTAGTTTAGAAGGTGGTTTATTAATGTATTACAACGGAGGTCTACAGGAATCAGGATTCGCTATAGGTAATTACGTTAAAATGATTAATACCAACCAAGATGTTATTATAGCAAATCAAACAGGAAATTCAAATGTTAGCTTGAACGCAGAAGTTGATGAGACAGCTATATTTAATAGAGTATTAACTCAATCAGAAGTTAATGAGATTTACAATGGGGGTTCAGGAATGAGTCTTGACTAATGTTGTAATTTTAATTTTTAAAGCACCTAATTAACGTTAGGTGCTTTTTTATGTAAAAATGTTATATCTTTATAAAAAATAATACATGAAAAAAATTCGTAAAAGACTTTACCCTAATGAAGCAACTTTATTAGGATTAGATTTAAACAACAATGACATAGGAAGAGAAACTGCCAGATATCGTTTAGAGGTTTTTCAAGTAGAAATAATAGATAATTTAAGAAAAGAACAAAAATGCAAAAAACAAAAAGTTACACAAAAAAATCAAAATCAACTAAACCAAAACCAAAACCAAAACCAAGTAAAAAATACTAGTAAGACAAGTGCAAACGATTATAAAGAAGAAGAGTTTTTCTTATCTGCATACGATAGAGAAACAAAGAGCATTTTAAGTATTGAGGATTTCTGTAAAAAATACAATCAACCTTTTGAGAATTTAAGTTCTCATAAATTTTTACCGTACCACTACAAAGAACCTTCTTACAATATTGTTTTTAAACCTCAATTAGCAATAAATGATCAATTAGATACTTTTGATTTTGATGAAATTATAAAAAAACATATTAAACCCATAAAGCAAAAACAATATTTTGCAAAAATAGGTGACAAAGATTTTGATTCATTAACTGTCACAGATGTTCATATAGGTATGGATTCTGACATTGACAACAATACAATGTATGAAAAGGAGTGGAATAAAGAGGAGTTACTTAAAAGTGCTGACTTAGTCATTAAGGAAACATTAAAGGAGCAAGAAAGTAGTATTTTATACTTAGATGATTTAGGAGATTTGTTAGATGGTTTTAATGCACAGACAACAAGAGGAGGACATGAATTACCTCAAAACATGACAAATGAGCAATGCTTTGATGCTGCTTTAGAATTTAAACTTAGAATACTGTATGGTTTAATAAATAATTACGATACTATACATTTTAACAATATTTGCAATGACAATCATTCAGGAGCGTTTGGGTATTTTGTAAACGAAGCATTTAAAAAAATAGCAGAGATACAATTTAAAGATAAAGTTACTGTAACAAATCATAGAAAATTTATAAACCACTATTTCGTAGGAGATATTTGTTTTTTAATTTCACACGGTAAAGATGACAAAAGTTTGAAGTTTGGTTTTAAACCTCATTTAGATTTAAAAGGTGCTGATAAGATAGACCAATATTGTAAGCAATACGGTATTTACAAGACCGCTAAGCTAATAATATTTAAAAAAGGTGATAGTCATCAAGCGTTATTTGATATGTGTACTTCTGACGATTTCTATTACTTTAATTACCCTGCATTATCACCAAGTTCTAATTGGATTAAAAATAATTTTAAATTAGGTAGAAGAGGATTTATAAATGAATCTTTTAAAGGCTTAAAAAACTATTTAAAACCTAATTTTATAATAAAATAACCCTATAATTAAGTTTATCGTGTTAAAAACCGAATTTAACAATACATATTATGACAGTTGTTGAGCCTTATTTAATTAATCTTGATGTTATTGAGCGAGAACTTCCCAATGTAGCTAAACAAGCGGTCATTGAAAACAAGGAAAATATAATGAATATTCTTAAATATTCTCAATTGGAATTAGGAATAAAGTCAGACGGAAGTGATGCAGGTGTGTATAGTAATTTAACATCACAGTTTGCAATTGGGCAAGATGTTGTTAAGCCCAAAAATGCAGGAGATCCATATAACTTTCAATGGAGTGGAGGTACTTTTGCCTTTATGGATGTTAAAACCGATGGTAAAGGAGAGTTTGACATATTTTCTACAAGTGGAAAACAGGAATTACTTGAAGAAATATACGGAGAATTGTTTGATTTAACAGAAGAACACAATGAATTTGTTAATATGCAGATAATATTACCATACCTACAAGAATATATTTTAAAAAATATAGTAAAAGTTTAATGTTGTAAATTTTACCTATCTTTGTTTTTAGCAAATCATTTTAAAGGATTTACGAATCTATTACAATTTAAAATATTTAACGACTCTAGTTAAAGACTGCTATTCTTATTAAAAAACCTAAAAACTTATCAATGAGCGAAACACGTTATTACAGAAATTGTAATGAATTATCTGTTTACAATTTTCATAAAATATTAGAAACAAATAACTACGCATATTTAGTGGTAGGATTTGACGAATACGAGAAGATTAATATAAATGAAAAAGAAGCAAGTGATGTTTGGAATTTAATTTACGAAGAATACTGCAAACTAACAGAGGACAATAAGAGTTTATTATATTTTGCAATTTTTCAAGAATTACTTTATTTAAAAACAAGATTTGAAGTTGCTACCACACTACTAAAACAATTATCAAACGGAATAGATGATAAAACAGTTGTGTTAAAGTACATTAATGCATTAAGAGTTTGGAAGTATAAAATAAACAAAGATAAGCCTTTAGATGAAGAATTAGATAGGATGGTTAATCAATTAAAAGCTAGCACAAACAAAATACAGAT